TGAAGAACGAGCCGATAAATCTTTTGCAACCCAGGTGTACTATTGCGCTTCCTTTAGCTGTGTCAGGCTAGAAGAGGTGAAAGTCATCCAGGTGGCTTGTAACGAATAGGAGGTGACATTATGGCTACTGTAAAAAGTACACAAAGAACTAATGCCACAGCCGTTCCTGTGGTGATGAACGCTGCATCTGCCGATAGTGGTAGAGTAAGAGTTAAAGTTGGTGAATATGAGGCTAGTTCTTTAGCAAGTGGAGATGTAATCGACTTGTTTAAACTGCCGAATAAAGCCAGAATTTTAGCTGGTACTCTAGCGCATGATGCTCTTGGATCTTCAACAACTCTATCTGTTGGATACAAGGCGCATAAAGATGCTGATGGTACTGACGTGGCTGCTTCGGCTGCTGCTTATAAAGCTGCTGCTGCTAGCACGTCTGCACAAATCGTGGACATTGTTGCCACATTAGCACTTGGTAACAATTCCGTTATCAATGCTGATGGTGACGGCATGATTGTGACTGCCACGATGGGCGGTGCTGCTGGTACTGGTACAATTGTCGTAAGAATGTTTTACGCAATTGACTAAATAATGGGGGGGGGATTTTTCCCCCCTCTTTTTTTTGGACAAAGTTACCAAGGAACAAGGTGATGGCAAGTAAAGTGGACATAGCGAATTTTGCTTTAAACTCAATAGGCGCAACGACTATTTCTAGTCTAACTGAAAATGTTAAAGCAGCGACAACAATAAATCAAAGATTTGATAGCGTGAGAGATCGTGTTTTCAGATCCCATCCCTGGAATTGTTTAATCTCAAGGGCAACCTTATCGCAAGATAGCTCAACACCATCATTCGGTTATAGCTATCAATATCTGTTACCGACTAATCCTCTCTGCTTAAAAGTATTAGAATATTCAAATGGATCGGTTACTTTTCCTTATGACAATATGTATAATTCGGATAACTCCCCAGTTTTTGTTGTAGAGGGTAGAAAGTTATTAACAAACGAAACAACAGCAAAAATTAAATACGTGGCTCAAATTACTGATACAACCTTGTATGATCCCTCTTTGGTTGAAACCCTAGCTGCTGCATTAGCAGCTGAAGTTTGTTATGCTATAACTGGTTCCAATAGTTTAACTAAAGAAGCCAAAGTTGATTATGAAGCCAAACTTAGAAATGCTCGATTTGATGATGCAACAGAAGGGGCAAACCAAAGAATTGAAGCCTCTGATTTCTTAGAGGCAAGAATATAGATGGTTAAATCTGCACCATCTTTATCGGCATTTACAGCTGGTGAACTATCACCAAAATTAGAAGGCCGAATTGATTTAGAAAAGTATCGCACTGGTTGTTCTGAATTAACGAATTTTTTAATTCTACCTCAAGGTGGGGCAACTAGACGGCCTGGTACTGAATATCTAGGACAAGTTAAAGACAGTGCTGATATTACACGATTAATCCCATTCCAATTCAAAACGTCAGATACTTATATTCTTGAATTTGGCGATAGTATTATGAGGGTTTATCGGATTGGTCAGCAAGTTTTGAACAGTAGTGCAAAAGCGATTACAGGCATTACCCAGGCTAATCCTGGTGTGCTGACAAGTAATAGTCATGGGTTTAGTAATGGAGATGAGATTTATGTTTCCATTTCTCAAGGCATGACAGAATTATCAGGAAGAAATTATTTGGTTGCGAATAGTGCAACGAATACTTTTTCTTTAACTGATTTACATGGAACAGCAATTAATACTACTTCCATGACAGCTTATTCTGCTGGTGGAACACAAACAGCAACAGAAATCTACGAAATAGCATCTCCTTATCCCAGCTCTGTGATAAATGAAGTTAATTTTGTTCAATCAGCCGATACGATGTATTTAGTGCATCCAAGTTATGCGATAAGAACTTTAACAAGAACAGGGCATAATGCCTGGGCATTTGCGACACCTAGCTTAACAAGTGCTGCCAATAGTATGAACGCAAGTTCTGATAATTACCCCAGTGTTGTTACTTTTTTTGAGCAACGGCTTGTTTTTGGTGCAACAAATAATTATCCGCAGACGTTATGGTTTTCTAAAAATGGTGATTACACCAATTTTACTGTGGGAACCAATGCAGATGACGCTTTAACTTATACGATTGCGTCTAATCAGGTTAATGCTATACGCTGGCTATCGGCAACAAGGGTTATGGTTATTGGGACAAGTGGCGGTGAGTATGTCTTAACGACTTCTTCAGATGGCCCTGTTACGCCAACAACGACTCTTATTCGTAAATATAGTAATTATGGCAGTGCAGCTCATACGCCAATACAAGTTGCTGATGTTACGTTATTTCTACAACGGAACAAAAGAAAAGTCAGAGAATTTCGGTATGTAGGTGAGGTTGATGACAGCGGTTATGCTGCCCCAGATATGACGATTTTATCAGATCATATTACGGAAGGTGGAATTGAGGAATTTGCTTACCAGCAAGAGCCTAGCAGTATTGTTTGGTGTCGAAGAAATGATGGTATATTATGCGGTTTGACCTATCGAAGAGAAGAACAGGTCGTTGCCTGGCACAAGCATGTGATCGGTGGCAGGTTTGGTGATTGTACGATTACTGTGGCTGACTATGCCAACATAGCAGTCGGTAGTAAAATTGTTTTAACATTAGCTAATGGCACAGAAATTACATTGCAATCGGAAGCAGCTGGATCAGGTTCTCCATCAGCAAGATCAGGCAATACAATTTATTACAGACCTTACACGAATAACAACACCACAGCGGATAATATTTACACAGCACTCAATGCCCAATCAGAATTTACAGTTGCCAATCCTGCTGCTGCTGTTGTGACTGTTTATGAAACGGCTCCAGGCGTGGGGTTATTAACAGCAACGACAACCGATAAAGTTCGATTGGTTGTCACAAGTCAAGGTCAAGCTGTAGTTGATAGCATTGCAACTTTACCAACTGATAGTGGTGAAGATGAACTCTATATGATAGTCAAACGAACAATTAATGGTGCAACAAAAAAATATGTTGAAAAACTTAAATCTATTGATTTTGGGGATGAAACCCATGAAGGGTGGTTTGCTGACAGTGCTTTAGCATATCCCAGTGCTTGGCCTACTCCAGATTTTGCCACTTTGACAACTTCTCTTAATTTATATCATCTTGAGGGTGAAACAATCCAGATCGCTGGAAATGGTGCAGCACACGTTGATAGGACAGTTGCAAGCGGTGCTGTGGCATTGGCCTATTCGTGTTCTTCAGCTGTGGCTGGTTATGGATATAATTCTAATTTACAATCGACTAGGCTTGAAAGCGGTTCACAAGATGGCACTTCTCAAGGAAAACCCAAACGTATTCATGGCGTTACGATTAGATTATTAAAAACTGTGGGTCTGGATATTGGGGCATTAAGTTCAAATTTAGAAAGTATCCCTTTCCGCGATAGTTCTATGGCTGCATCTGAGGCTGTTCCTCTTTTTAGTGGCGATAAGGAAGTCGAGTTCACTGGAACATTTTATGAAAATGACCGTGTTTATGTACGGCAGACACAGCCTTTACCTTTGACGGTTCTCGCAATTTACCCTCGTTTAACCACATTTGATATTTGATATGTTACAAGTTTTACAAGTTTTGTCGCTTGGGGCAACCTTATTAGGTGGCTTACAGCAAAAAAGATCAGCTGATAGTGCTGCTTCCGCAGCGCAAGAGGTGGGCGAGTTCAATGCTCAAATGATTGAACGCAATGGTCTTTTGGTTGATAAACAAAAAGATATTATTAATGCCAATCATTCTATATTTAAAACCAGGAGAAAAATAGCTCTAGATCAAGTTCAAGGCGCAGTGAGAGCCAAGACTGGTTATGCTGGCATAGACATAGCATCTGAAACAACATTCCAAGTTCTTGACCGCAATGCCAGGGAACATGATTTTGAAATTGCAACGGCTGATTTTAATAATGCTGTTACAAATATGCAGTTAGAAGATGCGAAAGAGGATCTAAAATTGCAAGCTGAATTGTCAAGAAAAGAAGGTGGGATGCAAGCTGCCAATTTAAGGAACCAGGGTACAACGGCTCTTGTTAAATCTCTTGGTACAGGCTTCCGTCAAGCTGATGATTATGGATTTTTCTCATGAAATTACCTATGTATACCTCACAAGTCGCGCCAACGGATGCAGCACCAGGAACGGCCTTTCGTGTTCGTAGAAATGCAAATTTAGAGGCGCAAACAAAATTATCTCAAGGTGCGCCATTAAGCCAAGCATTAGCTGAAGTTAATAATATTACAGCTGTGCGAATTAATATGGCTAGAGAAAATCTACTGAATGAAGCGCA